CTAGGGACAGTCACGACGTTGCTTTTGTAGGTGTCGGGTTCCATCTTCACAGCATGTTGACGATGTTTGGCAATGACAGAGCCCGAGCAATGCATCTTCTTTTCCCGTTCCCACCTGGACCACCTGGTATCCAAAGGAACTGGAAGTTTGTTCAGCAGGTCGAAAGAGTTGTGCAAAGAGACGCTACGCTTCTCGATGGCGCTGATCCAATCAATTTTTTGCACTTGGACTCCATTGACGTATCTCTCGCATTTGATGCGATGCGGATGGCATCGAATGGTGGAAAAAAGACTTCAATGATGGCGCCCTATGGTCCCAAGCCTTTTTCTCTTGCGATGTGTCTTTTTGCGATAGCAGCAGAGCGCGCGAGACTCGACGACATTCCGGTCTACTATTCTCAGCCCAAAAAGTATGCCGTTGACTACACAGCAGACGCAGCATCCCGGCTGGGCGCTCTCGACACGTGGTCATACGCAATAAAACGGGCGGGTCGTTTTCTTTACGAAATGTAGTGGCGGCATCGCGGCCGCCACTACATTCTATTTGAACCAACCGCTAATCTCCCATGCAGGTCGTCGCGCATGGGACGTCTGCCGCATATAGCGACGCCCGCGAGGCAATAGTGCCGGTTTCGCGAGTTGGGGCCTAGCTGATACAAGTGCAGACGCCCGGCGTCAAGAGTTCGCATCCATCTATTTTTATTGACATTTTCTAGGGGTGCGGGGGCACTATATCGTGTTTCTTACGTCGCGTCCTCCACTACGTGTGCCTTCGATGAAGACTGTTCAGGACAGCTCACGGTTTGGCTGTTTGGACGTGCGGGTAGATTTTGACGTATGCCGTCGGTGTTTTGGCTATGTTGGCGAATCACCACTGCCGCGTGCGTTCTGTGCTGCAGTGTCAGGATGATCACAGCGCGACCTTCGACCATCGGCTTGCGCCCGCAAGTTCGCACTCCGCCCCAGTTCCACCTTCTGCCTGTATTCCGGTTCCAGCCCCGTGGTCCTACATGATAGTGGCGAAGGTCTACGTTGGTGTCGTCAGGCAAGGAGGCGTACCGGATGGTCAAACAATGGAAGCTCAATGAGAAAACGCTAAGCGAGGCGACCCACTTGGGGCGGGACTACCAGATCTTCGACACGGATGTGTGCGGGTTTCGATCACCATCTACCCTTTCGCAAACCGGGCCTTCACGCCGGGTTATCGGGTCGCAGGGCGTCAGCGGCCGATGCCCGTCAAGCCTGGCATCGGTAGCAGACTTGTCACTTTCCACAGTGCATCGTCGCCATTATGTTCAGGTACGTGCAGAGATGCTTGCCGACCGGTAGTTTTGCAGACCACGTGGCTGAGCACCCGCACTGGGTGACCGTCTCCTCTGGGCCGAGTGCGTTGATCGCCTCACCCCCCTCCCTTGGTTCCTCCCATGCCCTATACGTATACGGGGGGGCGCAGCGCGGCAGTTGGCTAGCGTGAGGCGATTTCACCGGGGAATCCAGGCGGAAGCCACTCTGGCGCTGGCATCCGGAATTCTGACTCAAGATCAAAGCGTTACGGAATCACGATCTGGCAAAGGTGGATTCTTTGCCGGAAGCCACGCGAGCCACTCAGAGGAAGCCACCTTGGCCAGAAGCCACCAAAGGAGGCCGCCTGCTTCGAAGGCGTTGAATCCATGCATGTTTTCTATTTGACAAAGCTGCCCCCCTTGACGTACCTTTCCATCATCAGAGCTTTGTGCCCGGAGGAACCCCTTCCGGGCATTTCTGTTTCTTGACCTACCCCGCATCCCGTTTGCGTCGCTGTTTCTGATCAGCGCGCCTCGTCGCGCGCCCCCTTCCCCCACATCCCGAGCCCCGCCCCATGGACCTCGTCTTCGCGCCGAGCCAGGTTGAGTCCTGGCCGATTGCCCGGCTGCGCCCCTATGCCCGCAATGCGAAGATGCATGGCGACGACCAGGTGGCGAAGATCGCCGCCAGCATGGCCAAGTTCGGCTGGACCGTCCCCTGCATGGTCGCCGACGATGGCGAACTGATCGCGGGCCACGGCCGGGTGCTGGCCGCGACCATGCTCGGGCTGACTGAAGTGCCGGTGATCCGGCTGAGCCACTTGGACGAGGCCGAGCGCCGGGCCTACCGGATCGCCGACAACAAGCTGACCGAACTGGGCGAATGGGACGAGGCACTGCTGCGCGACGAGATCGCGGGGCTGCTGGCCGAGGATTTCGACCTGTCGCTGCTCGGGATCACCGACGAGGATTTGGATGCCTTGCTGCGGGATCCGGAGGCGCTGGGCGGGGATGGCCCGGTCGAAGGCGAGGACAATGTGCCCGAGCCCCCGGCCACGCCGGTATCCGCGCAAGGCGACCTCTGGCAACTCGGCCCACACCGCCTGATCTGCGGCGACAGCACCGCGGCCGACGTGGTCGGGCGGCTGCTGGGCGATGTTCGCCCCCTGCTGATGGTGACCGATCCGCCCTACGGCGTGGAGTATGACCCGTCCTGGCGCAACCAGGCAGGCGCGGCCAAGACCAAGCGCACCGGCAAGGTGCTGAACGACGACCGCGCTGATTGGAGCGAGGCATGGGCGCTGTTCCCGGGCGACGTCGCCTATGTCTGGCACGGCGCGCTGCACGCGGCGACCGTGGCCGACAGCCTGAACTCGGCAGGTTTCGCAATCCGCTCGCAGATCATCTGGGCCAAAGATCGGCTGGTCCTCAGCCGCGGTGATTACCACTGGCAGCATGAACCCTGCTGGTATGCGGTACGCGCCAAGGGCAAGGGCCACTGGGCGGGGGACCGCAAACAGACGACGCTGTGGCAGATCGCCAACCGGGATCAGGACGCCGACACTGTGCACGGGACGCAGAAGCCGGTCGAATGCATGCGGCGGCCGATCCTCAACAACTCCAGCCCCAGCCAGGCGGTCTATGAGCCTTTCATGGGATCGGGCACCACGCTGATCGCGGCCGAGACCACGGGGCGGGTGTGCTTCGGGGTCGAATTGAACCCGGCCTATGTCGATGTGGCCGTCGAGCGCTGGCAGTCGTTCACAGGTCAGGAGGCCCTGCTGGCAGAAACGGGCGAGACCTTCGCCGCCCTGAAAGCAAAGCGGCTCGCGGCATGAACGCGCCCCACCTGCCCGGCCGGATCGAACACTGGCCCCTCACCCGCCTCCGGCCCTATGCCCGCAATGCCAAGACCCACGATGCCGACCAGGTGGCGAAGATCGCCGCCAGCATGGCCGAGTTCGGCTGGACCGTTCCCTGCCTCGTCGCGGCGGATGGCGAATTGATCGCAGGCCATGGTCGCATCCTGGCCGCCGCCCATCTCGGCCTTTCCGAGGCCCCCGTGATCGTGCTGGACCATCTGACCGAGGCACACCGCCGGGCCTATCGTATCGCCGACAACAAATTGTCCGAGCTCGGCGGCTGGGACGAAGTCCTCTTGGTGCAGGAGTTGCAGGCGCTGTTGGCCGAGGATTTCGACCTCGGGCTGATCGGGATCCCCAATGACGAACTGGACGCGCTGCTGCAAGATGCCGACGACGAACGTGCGTCCATCGATGACAACACCGCGGACACCATCCCCGAGACCCCAGCCGAGCCGATCACCAAGCCCGGCGACATCTGGGCGCTGGGCGATCACCGGCTGATCTGCGGCGATGCGACCGACCCGGCCGTGGTGGCGCAGCTTATGGGCGGGGCTCAGGCGTCGCTGCTGTTCACTTCCCCGCCCTATGCGCAGCAGCGCGACTATGGCGCGGCGAAGGAGAAGGTCGGCGATTGGGATGCGCTGATGCAGGGCGTTTTCGCCGCGGCGCCGATCACCGCCGATGCCCAGCTGCTGGTCAACCTCGGCCTCGTCCATCGCGATGGCGAGTGGCTCCCCTATTGGGAGGGCTGGGTCGACTGGATGCGCGCGCAGGGCTGGCGGCGCTTCGGCTGGTATGTCTGGGACCAGGGGCCCGGCCTGCCCGGTGACTGGAACGGGCGGCTGGCGCCCTCGCACGAGTTCATCTTCCACTTCAATCGCCAGCCTCGCAAACCCAACAAGACAGTGGAAAGCAAGCACGCAGGCGAGACCCTCGGCGGCGGCGGGCTGCGCGGGGCGGACGGGACAGTTCATCGCAAGACCGGCTTCGGCAACGCGATCCAGAGCCACCGTATCCCGGACTCGGTGTTCAGGATCATGCGCCACAAGGGAGGACTGGGTGCCGCCGGATCGCACCCGGCCGTCTTCCCCGTGGCGCTGGTCGAGGCGGTGCTGGAGGCCTTCACAGATCCCGGCGACCTGGTGTTCGAGCCATTCTGCGGTTCAGGCACCCAGTTGATCGCGGCCGAACGCACCGGGCGGCGCTGCTGCGCGGTGGAACTCGATCCGGTCTACTGCGACGTCGCCGTGCGGCGGTGGGAGATGGCGACAGGGCGGATAGCGAACCGCCTTCAAGGCGATTAGCTTTCAACTAATGAGGGCTTGGCCCATAAAGCGCTGGGTGCAAAAGGATTTCGAAGGCGACCTACACATGGAAAATGACCCCGTCATCAGTCCCGTCTCATTCGTGGAAATGAAGGCGAGCGTCGGCTCGATCCTCTTCCTGTGGTCGTCCATCGAACGCGAACTGACGAAGCGCATCGAACAACTGGACGACGGGAAAAGCCGGACCGGGGCGCATACCCTGGCGCAAAAGATCGCGCGTTGGGAAAACCTGCAGGTCGCCGTCTGTGAAGAACGCCCCGAACATCGCGAACTACTCACCGAGGTGCGCGACCGCCTCTTACTGGCGCTGGAAATCAGGAACCGCGTTGCCCATGGCCTAGTCGGCATCACCGCCGATCCGTTCGGCAATCGCGGCGACGCGCATCTGGAGACGGAACTGAATGGCGAGAAGCGCAAGCACGGGCATTCTGACCTGGAGCAGGTGATGCGCATCCTCTCCCATATGGTTAGGGCCATTGGCGGGCTGAGCGATGCGGCCAGGCAAAAGGATCTCCGAAAGGCGGAAAGTGCCTACGTCGGGATCCGGTTGAACCATCTGCCCTGACCGCCTAGCCTTCTCCTATGTCCGAAGGTTGGCCGCACATCGAGATCAACGATCACGGGACCATCGTCGTCCTGCGTCCGATCTCGGACGAAGGGCGCGCGTGGTTCGAGGACAATGTCGGAGAGCCAGGGCCGGGCGGGATCTACACCTGCGAGCCGCGCATGGCGCAGGACATCCTGCAGGCGGCAGCCCGCGATCTGCTGTCGTGGCAATGAACGACCGCCGCCCGGTAAGGACGGCGGCGCGGTCCAAGTCGCTGTGAGGGTTCAGGCGGCCAGCTTGTAGACCGTCCCCCTACCCTCGACCTTTTCGGCGGTGATGGGCAGGCCCAGCTTCTTCTTCAGGGCGCCCGAGATCGAGCCGCGGACCGTGTGCGATTGCCACGAGGTCGCCTCCACCATCTCGGCGATGGTGGCACCCTCAGGACGCTGGAGCATGGCGATGATCTGCGCCTGCTTCGTGCCCGCACGGATGGTGATGGACTTTGGGGAGTCGGCCGCGTCCGACGCCGACGCGGGATCCGGCTTCGGCTTGGCCTTCCGTGCGCTGGTGACCGCGCTGGCCACCACCGGCTCTATCCCGATGGCCTCGAGCCCGGCGGCAGTGGCAATCAGCGTAGTGCCGTGCCCATCGCCAGTTTCGCGCCAGAGCGGCTCGCCGCGGCGTAGGTTCGCTTCGACCTCCTCCAGCCAGCCGCGGGCAATCATCTTGCCCGCGACCATCTTCGCGGCCGCACCTGCCAGCGCGTTGGGCAGCGGCAGGGCGAGGTTGCCCGGCCGCGCGGCGGCACGCGCGAGGATCAGGGACTGGGTGTCGGACAGCTGCGTCATGGTCAGCCCTCCGCGCCAAATGAGACGCCAGCGCGGCCGAAGCCGATGATGGGCAGGATGAAGGCGGCGTCCTCGGCGTCGCGGTCCGAGGCAGCGAGCCAGTCGTCCATGGCCGCACGGGCGGTGGCGATGTCGGGGAACTGTCCGAGCCAGCCGAGAGTGCCGTCGCGCTCGATCAGGACGATGCAGGGTTGGGCGTGCAGAAGTGTCATGGGGTCGTCTCCGGTGGCGGGCCGCGACCATCGCGACCGTCCTACGACCCCGACCCCGCAGGCATGGCGGGGCAGGATGATCTGTCGATGTTCCCAAGCGTCAGGCGGCGTGTTCGCCCTCGGCGAATGCCATGTCGGTGATCTCGCGCAGCCGGGCGCGGTAATGGTTCAGGGTGCCGACATGCCCCCATGTATGGATGGCCCCTGCGTGGCAAGTGCGGATTTGGCTCTGGCGTCTGGCATTTCGCGGCCATGTATTCGGCGTCGTTGATGCAGAGGTTTTCTGCGCGCCTTGATGAAGTCCGCCGGGTTCAGGTCCGATCAATGGATCGCGATCAGGTCGCTTGGGGGCACGCGGGGTGTCCTGTTCCCTTGGTCTGCCGGTTGCCATCACCTCACTCTGCGCCTTGCCAATTCGGGTGCCGGGGATCCGGCAGCGTTCCTGTCAGTTCGTCATGCGGCCCGATAACTCTGGCCGGTCTTCAGTAGCGCCCAGATCGTTCGGGCCATCTTGTTGGCGATGGCGATTGCCGCCACCTTTGCGGGCTTTCGCTCCAGCAAGCGCCAGATCCAGTCATCTCCTTCGCCCCGCTTACGGCGCATGCGGATGCGCGCCAGCGCGCCAAGATAGAGCAGTTTTCGCAGATATCGGTCGCCCATCTTCGAAATGCCGCCGATCCGCTCGCGACCACCACTGGAATGCTGCCGCGGGGTAAGGCCCATCCAGGCCGCGTAATCGCGCGACGTGCGGAACTGACTGGCGTCCGGTGTCGTTGCGCTGATCGCGCTGGCGGTGATCACGCCGATGCCTGGGATCGAAGCCAAACGACGCGCGGTCGCGTCTTCTTTCTGCGCCTGCTCGATCCGGCGCGTGATTTCGTCCACTCGGCACTGCGTTTCGGTGAATTGCCGGGCAAGCACGTCGATGGCTTCCATCGCGTGTTCGGGCACCGACTGCGCTGCCCTTTCCAGCAGGTGATCGACGTTCCGCACCCCGGCCGGAGCAACGACACCGAACTCTGCCAGATGCGCGCGGATCGCGTTCACTGTCTGCGTCATTTGGCGGACTAGAAGATCCCGGGTCCGGTGCTGCAAGAGGACGGCTTGATGGGCCTCGGTCTTGACCGGCACGAAGCGCATCGACGGCCGCGTGACGGCCTCGCAGATTGCCGCTGCATCGGCAGCATCCGTCTTCTGACGCCGGACATAGGGCTTCACATAGGCGGGCGGCATCAGCCGCACATCGTGGCCCTGTCGAGTCAGTTCCCGTGCCCAGGCATGAGCACCGGCACAGGCTTCGATGCCGACGAGACAAGACGGCAGTTCAGAGAAGAACCGGACGACTTCCGCTCGGCGCAACTGGCGCTGCAACATCACCTTGCCCTCGGAATCGACGCCGTGCAGCTGGAACAGGTTCTTGGAGATATCGAGGCCAATCGTTCTGACCGTTTCAACCTTTCGGCACTTCATCACCATCCCTCCCGATGAACTTTGCGATGGTCCCCAGTCTGCCACCGAACGCTGACGGAAGCAGGGGCCATCCACGTCATCAATGGATCTCGTCCGGGTCGGTCTGGAAGTGGTCCGCGCTCAGGGTGGCGAGGCGTTCCAGCAGTGCGTCGATCTCGAGCTTGGCGGCGATGAAGGCGTCGAGGGCTTTGGGATTTTCGGTCGCGCGGCGGGTGGTCATGGCAGGGTCGTCCTTCGGTGAGTTGCAGCGTCTGGTCACGATGATCATCGCTCTGATCAGGTGAATGTCGTAGGCGATTTTGATGTTTGTCAGTGGTTTATGATCGCAGTTCCCTCACGGTCCTGCCCCGCCGCCAGTCACGCAATCCGGTCTGGCTCTGTCAGCGCCGCCTGTTCCGCCTCGTGGCGCTGGGCGGCATCGGGCGGGTCACCGCGGGCATTGACGATGGCCACGAAGAGCACGCGGGCGACAGCGGCCACCTCGTCGGCCCCGGTGCTGGAGAGAACAACATCGTGAATGGCGAGTGCCTCGCCCAGATCAGTGAGGGCGGAGAGCGTGGCGAACTCGGCCTCACCCGGATCGCAGGTGACGATGCTTGTCTCTTCCGGTGCCACGACATCGTTGCGGCAGAAGCGCAGGTCGAACCCGATGGCACAGTTGCGCCGGACCAGGTCGTCAAGGGTCTCGCCCTCGGGCAGGCAGTTGCAGGGGATTGGCATCGGGACCTCCGTCAGATCAGTCGCAGATCGGTCAGCAGGGCGCTGGCGGCGGCAAGCTGGCTGGTCGGCAGTTCGATCTTGAGGTGCGAGATGACATCCGAGGCCTCGACCGCGATCCCGCCCTCGCGCAACGCGGCTTCGATCACGCGCGCTGCGGCGTCAGGACCGTGGATATTGAGAGGATCGGGAAGCACGGCGTGGTCAATGCGGATGGTGGTGATAGCGTTCATGGTGGGATCCTTTCAGGAAGGAGACTGGGTGGCAGTCGCCGCACGGCGTCCGGCCTCGAAGGCCGCTTCCAGCGCGGAGCGGACCGCCCAGACGGCGTGGTCGTGGAAATCGAGGCTGTCGGACATGCGGGTCTCAAGAGTGTCGAGGAACAGATGACGTTCGGCGATCTCCAGCAGCAGCGCGTCACGGATAGCTTCCGGGTTCGGGGCGGGCTTCGGGATGGTCTTGGTGCGGCGGCTGACCATGATCACTCCTCCCAGCGGTGTTCGGGGTGGGTGGTCCGGGCGCGGGCTTCCTCGCGCATCATCTCATGGGCACGGGCCAACTCGACCATCCCGTCGGCATGGCTCATCCGCCCTGCCATGACCTCGTCCATGACCCAGTTGATGCGGTCTTGCGCGGGGCTGGTGTGGGTCTTCCACCCCTCGCTCATGGAACTGTGTCCCATCTTCTCCTGTGCGCGCATGGCTCCCTCCGATCCTTGTGCCCGGGCGCAGGATGCACCCACGACCTGGCCAGGAGAATCGCTCTGACGGGAAGTGTAATCAACCGAATTAGACGATCTTTCCCGTTTATTTACAATATGTTGAGGACAACTCTAGGGCCATGGAAGGCATGTCCGAACGCACCTATGCCGCCCATTCCGGTCTCTCGCGCGGGGCGGTGCAGAAGGCGCGCAAGAGCGGACGGCTGGTGCTGTTTGTGGACGGCTCGATCAATGCAGCGGCCTCGGATGCGCGTATTGCTGCAATGACCGATCCCGATCAGCAGATGCGTGCCCGCGGCGGGTTTGCGACGGGTGGCACGGCGCGTGGGGCCGGCGGCGGTGGTGGCGATGGCCCGGTCGTCACCGGCCCCGGTGACAGCACGTCATACCTGAAGGCGCGAACCGCGTTGACGGTCTACCAGGCGCAGGAACGGCAGCTCTCGATCCAGAAGAAAAAGGGCGTACTGGTGGATCGGGCGCGCGCCGAGACGCTGGTGTTCCGGCTCGCACGCCAGGAACGCGACGTCTGGGTGACCTGGCCCACCCGCGTGGCCGCGCTGATGGCCGCACAATTGTCCGCAGAGATGGAGAAGACATCGGGGGTGCCCATGACGATCGAGACTGCGATCCTGCAGAGGGTGCTGGAAACCCATGTCCGAGAGCAGCTCGATGCCCTGGCAGACCTCCGGGTCTCGCTCGGGTGATCATGATGACCGCAGCCCGACCCACCCCGACCTGACCGCCGACCTCGACCTTGGCTTCGAGGGGGCTGAGGACATCCTCCGGGTCTGGCGGCAGGGGATGCGGCCCGACCCGGACCTGACGGTGTCGGAATGGGCGGACCAGCACCGCTGGCTCTCCTCGCGCGCCGCAGCCGAACCGGGGCGGTATCGGACAGCACGGACGCCATACTTGCGCGCGATCATGGATGCGCTGTCGCCCGGTCATCCGGCGCAGCGGGTCACGTTCATGAAGGCCGCACAGGTCGGGGCGACGGAAGCCGGGAACAACTGGATCGGCTTTGTCATCCATCACGCGCCGGGACCGATGCTGGCCGTGTTGCCGACGGTGGAGATGGCGAAACGCACCTCGCGCGGACGGCTTGATCCGCTGATCGCTGACAGCCCTGTGCTCCGGGAACGGGTCAGCCCTGCGAGGTCGCGAGATGCCGGGAATTCGATGCTGTCGAAGGAATTTCCCGGCGGCATCCTGGTGCTGACCGGCGCAAACTCGGCGACCGGCCTGCGGTCGATGCCCGCGCGCTACGTATTTCTCGACGAGGTCGATGCCTATCCGGCCTCGGCCGATGAGGAGGGTGATCCGGTCACGCTGGCCGAGGCTCGGACCACGACCTTCGCGCACCGGCGCAAGGTGTTCATGGTCTCGACGCCGACGATCCGGGGGCTGAGCCGGATCGAGCGGGAGTTCGAGGCTTCGGACCAGCGCCGGTACTTTGTGCCCTGCCCCCATTGCGGCGCCATGCAATGGCTGCAGTTCGACCGCCTGCGCTGGGCGAAAGGGAAACCGGAGACGGCAGCCTACACATGCGAGAGGTGTGATCGCCCCATCGCCGAGCACCACAAGACCGGCATGCTGGCGCAGGGCGAATGGCGGGCCACGGCGGTGTCCGCCGACCCGGCGGCCATCGGCTTCCACCTCTCGGCGCTCTATTCTCCGATCGGATGGAAGAGCTGGGAGCAGATCGCGCGCGACTGGCTCGCCGCCCAAGGCTCGGACGCAATGCTGCGCGCGGCGCGCAACACGCTTCTCGGCGAGACTTGGATCGAGTCAGGCGAGGCGCCGGAATGGCAGCGACTGGCCGACCGGCGCATGGCTTTCCCGGCGCAGATCCCGGCAGGTGGGCTGTTCCTCACCGCTGGGGCGGATGTGCAGAAGGATCGGATCGAGGTCGATGTCTGGGCTTGGGGCCGGGGTGGCACCAGCTGGCTTGTCGACCACATCGTCATCCTAGGCGGTCCGGACGACCCCGCCTGCTGGGACAGGCTGACGGCTTTGTTGGGGCAAAGCTGGGCGCATGAACAGGGTGCGTTCATGACGCTGGCCAAGCTCGCCATCGACACCGGCTACGAGTCGGCGGCGGTCTATGCCTGGGCGCGAAAGCAGGGGATCGCTCAAGTCGCCCCGGTCAAGGGCGTTGAAGGCTTCAACCGGGCGACACCGGTCTCGGGGCCGACCTTTGTCGACGCCACGGTAAACGGGCGGAAGCTGAAGCGCGGAGCCCGTCTCTGGACCGTGGCCACTGCCACCTTCAAGGCCGAGACCTATCGGCATCTGCGGATCGAGCGGATCAGCGACGAAGATCGCGCGCTGGGCCTGGCCGATCCCGCAGGCACGATCCACCTGCCGGACTGGGTCGACAGCGAATGGCTGAAGCAGCTGGTGGCTGAGCAGCTGGTGACGATCCGCGACCGGCGCGGCTATGCCCGGCAGGAATGGCAGAAGATGCGGGAGCGGAACGAAGCACTCGACGCCCGCATCTATGCCCGTGCGGCGGCCTGGATTCTCGGAGCGGATCGCTTCGACGAGCGGATGTGGCGTCAGCTTGAGAAACAGGCTGGGGTAGAGACCGTCGCCGCGGCCGCATCGACGACGGCGACCGTCCCGCCCACGACACCAGAGAAACCGGGTGCGCCCGAGGCCGGGCGGATCACCGCCCCGCGGCGGCGTGGCTGGAAGATCAGCACGCCCAAGTACATGGAATGACTGGATCCCGATGACCCTCGACGAGATGACCACCCGCCACAGCGCGCTGCTGGCCGCGCGGTACAGCGGCACGCGCAGCGTGAGCTATGACGGGAAGACCGTGACCTATGGCACGGACGCCGAGCTCGCCGCGGCGATTGCAGACATCGAACGGCGCATCGCCACGATTCAGCGGACCAGCCGTCGAGTACTCCGGCCCTACGCCGTGAAGGATCTATGATGAACTGGCGGCAGCGTCTTGGTGCCTTCATCGGCGGATTTGACGCTGGCCAGCACCACCGTCGTCTGCGCGGGTTCCGCGCGACGCGTGCCCATGTCAACGCGCTGATCGCGGCCAGCGGCCCTGACATCACCGCCCGTGCCCGCTGGCTCGTGCGCAACAACGGCTATGCGGTCAACGCTGTCGAAAGTTGGGCCGCCAATACCGTGGGCGACGGGATCAAGCCGATCTCGAAGATCGGGGATGCTGCCCGGAAGGAGGAGTTGCAGCGGCTCTGGCTCGCATGGACTGACGAGGCCGATGCCGAAGGGCTGACCGACTTCTACGGGCTGCAGCGCCGGGCCGCGCGCGAGGTCTTCATGGCGGGCGAGGTGTTCTTCCGGATCCGGCCCCGCCGTGCCGATGACGGTCTGACCGTGCCCTTGCAGCTGCAAATGCTGCCGGCCGAGATGCTGCCGCTCGAGCAGACCGGTACGGCCGCCAGTGGCAATGCGATCCGCCAAGGGATCGAGTTCGACCGGATCGGACGGCGCGTGGCCTATCACTTCCTCCGCCGTCATCCGGGCGACAGCACCGATCCGGGACTGGCGGGTGATATCGTGCGGGTGCCTGCGACCGAGGTGATCCATGTCATCGACCCGGTCGAGGGAGGCCAACTGCGCGGGGTGTCGAAGTTGGCGCCTGCCATCGTGAAGCTGTTTCTGCTCGACCAGTATGACGACGCCGAGCTCGACCGGAAGAAGGTCGCGGCGATGTATGCGATGTTCGTGACCTCGCCCGCGCCGGAAAACCCCCTCGCCCCTCCCGAAGACGAGGCGGACCCGGCCGGGGTGGAGATCGGCCCGGGTCAGATCGTGCGGCTCGACCCGGGTGAGGATGTGACCGTGGGCCAGCCTGCCGACAGCGGGGCCACCTACGAGCCGTTCCAGTACCGGACACTCCTGCAGATCTCGGCGGCGCTGGGCATTCCCTATCCCTATCTGGCCAATGACATGGTGAAGGGGAACTTCTCGAACTCGCGCCTGGCCCTGATCGAATTCCGCCGCC